ATCCAGAGCGAACTTATGGGCGTCGGTAACGTGCCAGCCCTGATCGCCTTCGGTCACAACGCCTGCCGCCTCTAATACGTCGTAGAGGGCTGTGGCGTCGGCTGCTTTGAGGAAGTAGTCGGTCATGCTGTGAGGGCCTGCAAGGTGGCGTTAGGCAGCCGGGTTGGGTAGTAGGCGATGCGGGAAATCCAACCGTTTAACGGAGATGTAGACGTACCACGCCTTCCAAGTTTCATTTCTGTAACGCCAGATGGGACAGTTCCAGACGTATCAGTATTTGGCGCTGCGCCATTTGCAGAAAACGCAAAATTGTTAACTGCATACGCTAATGAAATTTTCGCGACATTAAGAGAAGTCGTGCCTTGCGTAATTGAAGCCTGTGTTGATCCGGTATCAACAACCGCACCAACGTAAGTAGTCGTTGTTTGCCCTAAAGTTATTCGATCTGTTTCAGAAACAGATGTGATTGCCGCAAGAAATTGCGTTGTTCCTGCACTAACCGTTTGATATTCCCCAAACACCGTCCCCTCACTCGCGTTGTACCACGACGAGAAATTCGTCCCCGTCATGCTGGCGACATCGGCGTTGCGGGTCAGCGCGGTGGTGGTTGTGGGGATGTAGGAGGTAGCGAACGCATTGGCTTCTAGTTGTGCGCCCCAGATGTAAATGCCGGAAGTGCCGTCGCCGGTTGAGAGCGTGTTATCTGCGTTTGTTGAATAAATGCGTTGTCGAGACGCGGTTGCACCAGTTCCCGTGGTTCTTGTTACCGCACAACGATACCAGCCGTTGCCAACTGGAGTTATCGACGCCGTAACACCAGCACTAACAGTCCCTACCGTTCCCGCGCTTAAATTAAACCACGCGCCAACGTTTAGATTTTCTGGGCCGCGAGTTTCTAAATTAACCCAAGACCATTCGGCTGCTTTTGCAAAACAAGAAAAGGTAAAAGTTGTTGATGCGGTTAAAGCCACGGTTGCAAACACTTGCCCATTTGGTAACCCAGAATCTGTAATTAGTTTGTCGCCTGTTAAATTCCCATCTGGCGCACTAATTACATTGCTTGAAACGGTCGATTGGTTTTTTGACCAATGAGCATTCGCAAAATCTTCTGAATACAGTTCTGAATTCGTCCTCTGCTCCTCAATCAGCAAGCCACGCGGTTGCAGCGTAGAGGGGTCGTAGTCAAAGCGAGGGGCGTAGTACGCAGCCGTAGTCGTGGGGTAGTAGGTCGTCAGCGAGGATGTGACGCCGCCTTCCATGTTGGAAACGTTCATCTGTGCGCCAATCAAATAAAGTCCTTCACCTATTGCTATTGTCGTTGGCGTATTTGTGTCTGTTTCTCCGACTCGCTTTAAGAACAATCTAACGCCGGTCGCACCAGTTAACGTCGGCGTTGACACAATAAAGCGTTCGCCGGCAACTGCAACGCTTGAACCTGTTGCAGCCACGTTAGTTGTAAATGTTCCGTCTACAAGATTGACATTTATTCGCGCATCGGCGCCTTGAATTACAACCAATATTCTGGTGATGTCACCAAGAGGTTTAGCAAAAAACGATACCGTTCGTTGTTGAGTTGCCGCAGTAATAGCAATCGACGTAATTCCGACAGTCGTATTGGCAACTGTAGCCTCAATTTTTTGATAATTGATGCTAGTAATTGGCGAGGCTACCGACGTAGAAACGATAGTTGAGGAATTTTTGCTCCAGTCGGCTTGAGAAAAATCTTGGCTCCAAGTAACCAGATTATGCTTCGCATACACCAGCGTACCCGTGCTATCAAACAGCGTTGCCTGTGAGCCACGGGAGAAGGTGATGCGGGGGTCGAGCGCAGTCGCGCTAGTGAAGTTAAGGAACAGCGACGGCTCCGCAACCGTGCGCGGCCAAGTGCGCCCGTAGGTTCGAGCGCTGTCTCGGGTGTAGTCCTCCGAGGCCATTAGAACGACGGCGACGGGATACGGAGAGCGACCGCGTAGACGGCTGTAGCCGTTGCGATGTTCGCACGGATCTCACAAGCGCCAAGTTCGAAGATGCCGCCGCCAGCGCTGGTCAGCGTCGTGAAAGAGCCGACATCCTGCGCTGTGCCGTTCGGGCCTTTGGTCTCGAGCTTGACCGTGCCGGGGAATGATCCCTCGACTCGGAACTCACCACGACCACCCGGCCATGCGAAATATGCGCCAGTCGCGCTGGCATTCGATGCGAGAACAATACCTGTCGCCATGAGAGTCTCCGATTACGCAATGCGGTTGATGTTTGCGATGACCGATGGTGTAACCGGTCTAGTTGGTGAAGTTTGAGCAGCCGTGAAGTCGAGCGTGACAGCGACGTTTGGCGTCGACCAGATCACCTCGATGTAGTCGCTCGCAGCGAGCTGGAGCGTGAACACGATCGTGACGACAGCCGTGCCGGGAATGCCGCCACCTTGCGCTGGAACCGTTGCGTCCGTGTTCGAGTTGGTAACATCCGTGCCGTTCTTGCGCAGCCAAAAGCTCGCAATGTGCGACGAGCTGTTGGTGTTCTTCAGCAGCAGGTTGAAGTCGAACTTGTAGATGCCAGCCTTGGTCACCGTGATGCGGGTATTGGATGCAACCGAGATTCCGCTCGAGTAGTCCGTTGTTCCCCAGATCACGCCGGTCGCTGTGTTCGCTGCCGCGGTCTGGTCGGTGATATCCGAGAACGCACCGTAGTCGTTCTCCGTGATGCGAGCGATCGGGACGCTGCCAACCGTCAACGCGCCATCCTTGCGCACCGACCACTTCGACACACCGCCGACCTGCAAGTCATCGAGCAGGCTGCCAGCAGCAGAGGCCGTGTCCGTGACGTTGAACACGCGAGCCTTGAACGTCGTCAGGGCGTTGTTCCATGTGGCCGCTAGTGCACCAATGGACTTGCCGACAATCGCCGCAGCGGTCGCCTTCTTCGTCTCTGTACTGCTAGTGTCGACGATCGGCAAAACGTCAGCAGCAGGATCGATTAAATCCTGCGCAATGGACGTCAGCGCCGATATCTTCTTCGTTGACATTACATCATCCCGCGAGCACGGGCAGCGGCCTCATCCTTGCGCTTGGCAATCATCTGGGCAGCAGACATCTCGCCCTGCTTCATGCCCTCGGCCATGCCGGCAGCCTTGCCCTTCTTCTCGCCCTTGCGCTTCATGTACTTGCCGAATGCTGTCATGCCGCCCATATCAACCACCTCCAAGCAAACGAGTGACGCCGACCGAGCCGGTCTGCTGACTGGCTGGTGTCGACATGATCGTAGATCCGCGGCCACGGCGACGAGCCATGCGGCGCTGTTCGATGCGTGAGAGCTGCGCCTCATCCACCGTTGGAGGCGGAGGCGTCGGCTCGATCTTCGGCATCTTGGGCTTAAAAAGACTTGACATATCGCACTCCCTTTGGGTTGCGACGACAGTCTACCCCAGCACTCGGTAGTCTGCTACAGCGGATTGATGCCCCATGCGACGGGCAGATTCGGTGCCGCGGAATGGCTTGCGGCCCTTGGCGAGATAGCGGAATGCGTCAGCAAAGTGCGACGTCCAATCGTGTACCGGCTTGTCGCGGAACCGCTGGAGCTGGTCGCTGTACTCGCGTCGGTATTGCTTCAGCGCGTCGATCGCTCGAGTCATGCGAGCCTTGGCCTCATCCTTCGTCTCGCCCGGGAACGGATCAGGGTCGAGGTTGAACTCGCAGGCAGGCAGCATCATGCGCACCGCTTGGATGCCATCGTCCACCGCGTCACGCTCGAGCACACGCGGCTTGAGACCGTAACCCGCGGCTACCTGTACTCGAGACTGACCGCTGCCCCATTCCTGCACAGCGCCGTCGTGAGGCCATATGTGGTCGCCGTAGACGTAATCGAGAGCCAGCAGCTTCTTCGCGTACCAGTCGAGGCCGACACCGCTGCCCTCGAGTACGTTGATGATGCGCACCTTGTGGCCGATCAACTGGTAGAACCAGATCACCGTTGAGTCGCCGACGCCAATATCCCATGCTGTGCCGACAGGCTGGCCGATAACGTGCGGGAACTCGGCAATGCGGCCATTCAGCTCTGCCGATCGGATCAACTCGTTGTAGTACGCGCCCGGGATGTCTGCGTCGAAGTCGCAGTAGTATTCCTGCCGGATAATCGCTTCGGCTTCCTTGTCGCCACGCTCCATGCGCAGTTCTTTGCGCTCGCGCTTGATCGTGTCGATCGGAATCGCTTTCGTATCCTCGACAGTCAGCACCTGCCCGAACCAGTCTGGATCTTGCCGCGCAAAGTCGACGAGCCGAGCGAAATGGTTCCGGCCTCGAGGCGTCGAGATGAAGATCGCCCAGCCGCCGTTCTCGGCAAGGATCGGTCGCAGGAATGCCCACGCATTGGGATCGGCCATCGCGTATTCGGAGAACACGACACCGACCGGAGGCGAACCGACGAGGCTGTTGTAGTTGTCCGAGCCGACCACTTGCCATGTCGAACCGTTCTTGAACCGGATGAACATATCCTGCTCACGGGTCGTCTCGCGTAGTTCTTCGGGGAATGCGTCGTCGATGCGACGTCTGCCGGTGTGCGGGTTGACCGCGTCCCATATCGCCTTACGCGACTGATTGGCCTGCGGGAGCATATGCCACACAGATCCGACGCGGGTCATCATGGACACAGCCGCCCAATGCAGGCTGATGTCGTCTTTACCAGAACGGCGGTGCCATGCCAGAGCGAGGCGCTTTGTGCCGCTCTCGAGCGCTCGCCATGCCGGGATCTGGTAGTGGCGAGGGAGCCAACCGTTAGCTGGCAGGTTTATCGTTGGCATCCGTGATCCGTAGCACGTTGACCGTCAGGCCGACGTTGCCGGAATGCTCAACCTCGGCCTTGTCGCCGTAGCGCTTGGGCAGGAACTTGGAGGCGAACCACTTGCGCACATCCAGTTCGACCCGAGCCTGCTGGGCATCGATAACGCCAGCCCGCATATCCTCGATGACCTGCTCGGCTTTCTCGACCTGATCGGCTGCGAGAGCCTCTAATGCGCGCGCGTAGTTGTCACCAGCGCTTACACGCAAAGCCGCTGCTCTGAACGTCGCCCGATTGATTCCGGCCTCTTTGCAAGCTGCGTTCTCGGACATTCCGCCCTCGACTAGCTCGAGGACTTTGCGCACTTGTTCTGCGCGGTCTGCCATTACTTCTCCGTCAGGCGTCGAACGACAGCGCTCTTTTTCGCCTTCTTGGCTGACGATCGTGCGGTTGATAGTGCGATCGCAATCGCTTGCTTCTGCGGGCGGCCAGCCTTCACCTCTTTCGAGATGTTCGAGCTGATCGTGGCTTGGCTGTATCCTTGCTTCAGAGGCATGGTCTTACTTCCCCTTGTTGCGTTCGCTTATCGCTTTGGCTTTCGCTTTCGCGTCGGCTTTGCTGCTGGCTCCCCATGCTCGGAGGGCGAGGGCAAGGCGGGTTGGCTTACCGTCTTTCTCCATCGGGCCCGGAGCGCTGCCCATGCGCGCGAGAAAGCTTGCTCGACGCGGATTGTCGCCGCTGCGAACCGGAGCCTTAAGTGTTCCACCAGTCTCTCGAGCATAACTAGCCCTTCCTTTCTCGTTGAGGCCGCCCTTTGGGTTCTGGCCCTCTTTGCGCTGCCATGCCGCGGTCTTCATGGGATTAACTGTACGTCGGGTGACGGACGACTGCGGTCTTCGTAGAACGGAATGCGGTCACGGACTGCGCCACCGAGCGCGGGTCTAGCCACCGCTTGCGCGCCTGCCAATCGGGTCGCTCTTGCAGCGATCGGGCGGAATGCAGCAGCACCCATCCTGATCTCGCCTGCGATCCCGCGGCGTACTGGCGGCAACTCATTCGGGTCGCCGTTATCGCCGAGACGGCTTGCCAGCACTTCCGAATCCTTTCATCAGGAAATCGCGGGCCTCGGCAGCAGACTTGAACTTGAGTTTCAACTCGAGTTCGCCAGCCTCCTCGCCGCCTTCCTCTTCGCCTTCGTAGCCTTCCTCGTCCATCATCTCGAGGTGCTTGGCGAGCATTTCTGCGCCTTTGCCTTTCATTTCTTCAACGCCGTTTTCGCAGATTCACGAAACGCCTTCGCAGTCGGCGCACCCTTGGCCCCAACCTTACGCATCTTCTCGCCGCTTCCGGCCTTGATGCGCTCGCGCTTGGCATGAATGTTTGCGTAGAGTCCGGGCTTCATATCAGGATTCTATGCCGCTGGCGGCAGATCGTCTACCGGCTTTTGCTTGACCTTGGCACCCCGGGCGAATTGGATAATCTTGGCTGACTCTTTCGGCGGCGGTTCGGGATTGCACTCGCAGCACCTGATCCAGTCGCCCATGCCGTCAGCGATCCAGCCTGCTGCGTTGCAGTTCGGGCAGGGCGCTAACCTGATTCCATCCGTCACGAATCGAGCCTCCGTTCGTACTCGTTCAACACCCGGCGCGCCCAGATCGAGGGGCCATCGTCGTTCCATTTGCTGATCCTGCGCAGCACCCGTTCATACTGCTTCATGGTATGCCAAGACACCATCAAAGTGAGCGCCAGATCAACGCCTGCCAGCTCCTCGTCCGTTACATCGTCCTCAACGGTATAC